AATGTTATGAAGAGTTTGCTATTGATACTTTTATTGCACAGGAAGCAGAAGCATTAGAATGGAAACTAAATCAACAATGAATACTGTATCAATATCATGGGAAGAATTAAAAAATATAAGGCCATCACGAGCTAGAAAAACAATTAATTCAGTATCCCGATTTTTTAATAAATTAAAGCCTGCACGTTTGTTTAATAAGTTTATTAAGTATCCATATCAAAGATTAACACGTGGATTTAGCGATCAAGATGCATGGAATGGTGATAGTTATTTAGCTGGTCAAATTGCGGGGCTTTTAAGATGGCATATTAAAAACTCTCATGGTGTAGGTCACCCATATGCCAATCGTGAATCAACAGTAGATGAAGCAGCATATTTTAGGGATTTAGATTATGAAAAATATGCCAAAATGTTTGATGAATTAAGTCGTAATGGTCTTGCTATAAATAAAAAATGGCAAAAAGATTATGGCGGGTTGACAGAAAAGCAATACAAAGATACAATGAGATGGTTCGCAAACATCTACCCAGGATTGTGGGATTAAATGGCTAGAATAGTGATCTGCCCTAAGTGCAAGCGTGAGATTGAAGTTAGATCAGGCATGATGGCAAATGAAACATTAAGTAGGCATAAATTAAAGGATCATAAGTAATGTCAAAAAACAAAAAACCCTTATATCGTATTGTAGTAGAGCCAGGAGGCGGTCATGGCCAATATCCAAAGTATGAAAAGTTTTGGCATATTGAAAAATGGAACGATGACCATAAGCGTTATTTTAGGCATGGCAATGGTGGTCTAGCATTTACCAAATGGGGAATGTGGCGGGCCATTAGAAAAGAATTAAAGAGAATTAATGCTGGCTACACTGTACAGCATTTTACTATTAATGGAGTAAAAATTGATTAATATTAATGTAAAACGATTATCAAACTCAGCTAAGATTCCAACATATGCACACATCGGAGATGCTGGTGCGGATTTATATGCATCAGAAGACTTTATTCTGCCCGAAAAAAGTGCTGGAGCGGTACCTACGGGCATTGCAATGGAAATCCCTCATGAGTACGTAGGCTATATTAACCCAAGGTCTGGATTGGCTATGAAGGGCATTACAGTTATGAATGCTCCAGGGACTATTGATTCGGGATATCGTGGAGAGATTAAGGTTATCCTTGTCAATCACACAGATAGAGAGTATAATATTACTAAGGGTGATAAAATTGCTCAAATGGTATTTCATAAATATCACGAAGTATTCTTTGAGCCAGTAGATGAGTTATCTAATTCTCAGCGTGGATTAGGTGGCTTTGGCTCTTCTGGCAAATAGCATTGACAATAAAGAATGTTTGCTATATAATTATATTTATACATGTTTTATCATGCTTTTAACCATACTTAATGTTAGGAAAATAAAAAATGATTAATTGGGACAAATCAAATTATGATGAAAGAAGATTTAGTAAGCAGCTTAAAATAGAAGGCACAGATAAATTTAGAACATTTGATGAGGTTAAAGAAATATCAGAAGGAATTTATTCTTACAAAAATTTTATGGGAAAATCTTTTCATGATTTTATAACAAGTATTTGCAATGAAATTCCAGAAGAAAATTATTCGAAAGATCACTATGAATATGAAGTCGGGGACATACTGCCAGGTAATGGCGTGGCTGGAAAGCTTCTAACACCTGTCACAGAGGATATTGATGCATTCGAGTTGCTATTAAGTTTAAGGCAAATGTTTTCGCCTAGATATTCTATGCTATTTTATACAGAATTTTTAAGACTAAAAACTGGAGAAAATTTTCCATCATTAGAACTTAATTTAGGACCAAAATATAAAATTGCCTATTTTTGTGGTGACTTCACGGGTGGTGAAATAAATTTTTATGATAAAAAAATGCAATATCAAATTGAACCTGATGAATTAATTATATTTGATGCCTCATACTTAACTTCGGTCGAAGAAGTGATGTCTGGAACAAGATATTGTTATGTCAATTATGTATATGAAGATCCAGGCGTGGTAATGATATGAGCGAAGACGACAATGTGATTGACTTTATGAGCAAATCTCAAATGAGGCGTATTGCTAAGCAAACTGGGCATGATGTAGATGAGATTACTGATGAAGATTTTCAGGTATTCTTAAAAGCATTATTTGGTGAATATAAAGGCGGGGCGTACCAACCAGAATGAACTACTTAGCATTAATTCTTCCTGTAACTGCAGGCTATATTGCACATTACTACTTAATAAAGCATGAATATAGAGAATTACAGATAGAATACACAAAGTTACACATGAAGCACAAGCGTTTATTGAGCAAAAATGGAGAAAGCAATGAGTGATAAATTAGCCCGAAAGCAACGTCAACGCAAGAAGTTGAAGAATCACGTGGCATGGCTAGAAACTATGCATAAAGCGGGAGTTCAGTTAGAAATGGATAAGATTATCAAAACTAAAAATCCTAAAATTATTGTTGATAAGTTGGTATCTAAGGAAAACAAATCTAAGTGAACACTCCAGCATACCTAAGCATTATGGCATTTTACACCCTATTTATCGTAGGAGGCATTTACTATTACGAGGATAAAGTCGCCAAATTAAATAGGGAACTAGATTCCCTAGACTCAGATTATGACGAAGTTTATAGATCATTCGTCATAGCCAACAGAGAGGGCCTAGACAAAGATAACAGTATTTTGCAAAGTCAGGTAAAAGCCTTAAAGCTTGAAAATGCCGAACTGAAAGCAACGGCTGGGGATTGGGAAAGAGCGTACAGGTTATCACAACCAATTCAGTATGAATCAACCGTTTGGCAACAATCTAATTTTAATTCATTATATGAAAGCCAGGCAGCATGGCAAGACGAATTAGACCTAGAACAGTGATATAATATATACCTATGAATAACTGTAAACACAAATGGATCATACAAGACGGCAAAATGACATGTACACATTGTAATAAAATAAATAATGATAAATGCAAATACTGTCATAACGAAGGCTTGTATTTTGATTTTAGAGATGGTGAAGAAGTATCTGTATGCTTTAGTCATTTAGGTGACTATACAACCTGATTGGGCGAAAATGAGCGAAAAACAGGAAATACATGATGGGATCTTTTTATTAAAAGATTTTTATCAAAATAAAGAAGAATTACTTTCCGATTTGTTAAAAAGAAATTGGAATAGCTATAATAATCATGGGGGCGGTAGTACCTTAATAGGTAGATCTACCAACCTATTCAGCCATGATAAAGTATATGACGATATCTTAAGCTTATTCCTAATCTGTGTAGAAAATGCTGGATTAAATAAAGCAAATATGGACACAAATAAATTTATAGTAAGAGAATATGCTGAAGGCTCTTATATGACTGAGCATGAAGATGGATATAGCTATGTTGTAAAAGATGGGGATGAAGTAAGACCAGAATTTACAATCATTATTTATCTTAACGATGATTATATTGGCGGGGAACTTAATTTTACTGATCTAGGCATATTAGTAAAGCCACCCGCTGGTTCTGCTATTGTCTTCCCAAGCTATCATAATCACGCAGTAAATAAGGTTGAGTCTGGCAAAAGATATTTAGTACAAACCTATGTTTACGAAAAAGAATTGTTTAATTATGAGGAGAAAAAGTGAAAGGTACAAGACTTGCAGATAAAATTTGGTATTTTGAGGATGTTATTTCTAATTCAAAAGATACATTTGATAAGTTAATTTTATCAGAGGACACCGACGGCTGGAGAGAAGTGCCTAATGCTCCATTCATGAAAACTCTAATTGATACTACAAGGCATTTTTTGCAGGAAACTGATAATTCAACGTTTAGATGTTTAGATGTTTGGTACAGAGAAGAAACAGACTTAAACTATCAAGACTATAAGATAACTAAAACTACAGCATATTACACTCGTGGCGCAGGTGGTGGGTATGGACCACATTCGGACTTTGCAAGCAGTGCCAACGGTACTTATGAAGAAGTCCAAGCGACTATTCTGGGTTACTTTTCCGATCCAGAAGATTTTGAGGGTGGAGAAATCTACTTTGATGATTATGATATAGAGATAAAGCCGAAAGCTGGTAGCATGATAGTCTTTGGGCATCAGGTTCAACACGGCGTTCGCCCAGTTTTGTCTGGTACTAGAAATATAAGTAGTCAGTTCTTAGTAACAAATAAAGCATTTTGGAATATTGCGGGTGTTGATGAATCAACTCTTTCTAAGCAAGACAGGATAGTGTGGAGAAAAACAGCCCCACAATGGGAGCCAAAGGCTTGGTTAGCCTCTCAAGCAGATAAACCCAATGCAGTGGGTAAACCATGAGTCAGCCCAAAGTATGCGAAGGCTTTATAAGCCAAGAAAATGCAGCAAAATTAAATAGTTATTTGAGATCTAAATCTATAATGAATCCGCATAACTTACTTAATGTTTCACTGACACCCTTGCATCTAGACAAATACCCAGATGGTGCGGAGTTTCATTCCATGGTAGAATCAATAATCAAAAGGGTTGGCGATCAATTTGGGATTGATAATATTGATATATCAAGAGCAATGTATCAGGTTCTACAAAAAAATGATAGTTTGGGATATCACACAGACGCTTATGGCGGGGTAGAGGGTTATACCGAAGAGTATTACTCAGCCTTAGTATATCTAACAGATGATTATGAAGGTGGAGAGATATTGTTCTATAATGGACTAACTGAAGATAAAAATGATGCTGTAGCATATAAGCCTGATGCTGGAACATTAATTTATTTTAAGGGAGATAAAGATACTCCACATTCAGTAAACGAGGTAATATCAGGCGAAAGATCAAACATTATATTGTTCTATAGGGAGATAAAATGATAGAAAAGTTCTTAAAAGAAGCAAAAGAGTCTGGCAAAAACTATGCAGTCTTAAAGACTCATAAGTCTACACCTTCATGGGAATATTTTTATACAATATACGACAGAGAACGTGAAGACAATAAGATATCTTTAGTTGGTCGTACTTATAATGATGTCATTGAAGATTTCAAGCAGCAAGCAATTAAAGCCTTTAACGATGACTATTATGATTTTTATATGTATGAGTCACAAGGATACAGAAACATAAAGCCAAAGACTCCTGGAACACAATTACACCGTGATCCAAGCGAAATCTTGCATTGGCAGTGCCGTGGTGCTACTGAATGGAAGCTTGGGGTTGGAAAGCAAACATCAGATGGAGTTGTTAATGGTGAGTCTCATCTTTATGATGCAGAATGGCTTGAAGAGCCAGAAACTATTATCCTAGAACCAGGGGACATTCTCTGGATGAATATTGGTGTATGGCATAGTACTGAGAATCTTACAGAAAAAATGTCAATTGTTTTTGAGCCTTTATCAAACTCAAGGAAAACATTGTGATAAAAAGTATTCTTCAAGATTTAAGTAGCACGGGCAAGGCTTTGGCCTTGCCCAATTACTTTAATTTGGACATGGATTGGAACCATGTCATTAAAATTTTAGATGATCTTTCAAGAAGCAGTCAGGATAAAGATTTTATATCTAACATGAAAAAGGAGGGATTTCAAGGTATAGGCTCCCTTTTCCATAAGGATATATCCTACTTTCAATCTCTATTTCATATAAAATCTAGTGACCCAAAAATAAAGTACATCATTGATACAATATATAAAGATTTAGATATAGATGAGCATTTAATCCCAAATACTGCACAATCTTTTGTCAATGTATTGGGAGGAGAGTATACTACGTCAAAGCATAGGGATAACTGGGGGGTGGCATACATGCAAATTATTGGAAGCACAGATTGGTCAATATATGATCAATTAGATAATAAAAAATTAATCCAAAAAACTACTATTAACGAGGGTGACCTAATAGTATTAAACAAGGGCGTGATACACCAAGTACATGCAAAAACCCCCAGGTTCGCAATAAGCTTATCCTTAAATGATGGTAAAGGTTATTCTAACGAATATATAGATTAAATTAAAGCTATATTAGCTGACGGACCGAAATGAGCAAAAAACAGGGGTAGTATCAAGATTTGGCGGGATTTTGATTGATAGTCCCATTATTACCTAGATAACCATATGTATAATACACTAGAGCTAAAGCCAAATATAGGCCTATTCGTAAAGATATCTAGAGTATATACAGGTTTCAGGCTATCGCCATTCCCGCCTATTGTCTACCAAACTCTTGCCACATCTTACCAATATCACTCTCAAGCCATTCCTTAGAGTCCATGATTTGATTCCATGTCTTTTCATTATTATCTTTTTCATTCATTTGGTTATTTGGTCCAGGCTGATTCTTGTCATATACAACAAAAGTAATAAATCTCTTATTATCACCCTTTACTCCAACTGCACCATGTGCAATAGATGCTGAATGCAATACCATATCGCCTTTTCCTGGCTTAACCCAAGTGTTATTTATAGGGTAGAATAACTCTCCACCATCCATATCTGCTAGGTAGATAACGCCTCCCCAAACCTTCTTGAATGGTGTAATATCATATGCTTGCTCATCTCTATGGATTGGGAACCATAAGTTTGCTGGGTTATACCAATGCAAGAAATAACGGATATCATATTGTGTATCCTTAAAGAAATCATTAACCTTATCAATCAATCTTTGATCAACATCACCATGTAATAATTCAATTGTATCTTCTCTTTCTTCTTTATCTGGACTACTCGACTTCTTTACTGATTCCTCAAATAAAATATCAGTCAGTTCGTCCCCAACGAAGTTACGCCAAACATAAGCTTCTTCATTTACCATCTCAAAATTACTAAAATCAATCATTATTGACCCCCTTGTTATTGATAATTATACCATTATAAGTGGAGAAAAGTGGAGTAAAGTGGAGAATATAATCATTCGTAAAGGAATAAGATCAGTGGATATTATTTGATTATATCTATTTAGTTATGAATCATAGCATATTGGCGTTCGTAATGTCAAATTGCCCATTTGTCAAATTATATTCCCCCATATGTCGTGTGATATTGCTCACATTCGTAATATATCTCAGAATAATCATGTAAAAACACACATATTTCTTAGACATTTCAAGAGATTTTGTGTATATTCTATGAGTAATGAATCTATTTTACATATATTTTATGTGATATTAATCATATTTTTTTCTATTGACAAAAACATAGTACATGTGCTATATCGTAATATCAAATTATATCCCATTCGTAAAGGTTATATATATCTAGGTAATATTTTTACTAGGGAGAGCTCAGATCAAATTCCCGCCCATTCGTAAAGGTGAATTTTAGCCTATTCGTAAAGGTCCTCAGAAAAATTCTACAAAAAAATGATATTGGTGCAATTGGGACAAATCGGACATTCTACAAAAATGGGACAAAAGAAAAGGACCACACCCCCAACAGGTGTGGCCCTAGCTTGGCTTTGTTGTAGCAGCCTATTTGATTAAACTATCTGCTGCCAGAATTCGTCAACCCAACTTTGACTAAATGCTGGTATAGTTCATTACAGATAGTTGCGGTATCATGAAGATAAGGTGGTAAATGCTCCTTGTCTCTGGTACCAAAAATGATAATGTAGTTAACTATGTATTGCAACATGCTTTCGTTAATATACTTAGACTCGCCTAACATTTTATATGATAGGCCTGCAGGGGAAGTTTCTGTGTCCCCAAAAATCTTACGTAATTGGGCTTGCTGTTTATCATAAATCATCTTAGTTATCTTCCTCCTCTTCGGCAAATTGGATTAGAGCATTATTCGATAGCCATTCTACTACATCTTCGGTATTCCAGTCAAATCCGCCGAATGGAGCATCAAGCCATGTATCCCAAATCTTTTTAAGATCAACACCAGGAACCAATTCATATTCACCATATGAGGTATCTCCAGGATGCTGTACTAGGTCCTCATAGTAATCACGGAAGATATCCCACATGTATAATAAAACTAGCGGGGTATGGTCCTTGAATTCCCGTTCCATTTGATCAAGGAATGCATTAGCCTGAACAAACATAAAATCAGTATTCATTAAATCTCCTCCATGCTAATCCAGTTTAATAGTTCCCCGTCAAGGATATCAACATCAGTCAATTTATTAATGGCTTCTAACCAGCCCTCATCAACTTCTAATACGATTCTATAATTCTTCATTCCTTGGCCCCCTTAGCAAAAGCAATTGCATATGTAAGTTGATATAGTTCTGAGTAGGCTTCATCTACACCCTCCCAGTACCGTCGCTCCATGCTGTCCATTGCCTCACCTGAAGCCTCTTCGTCTTCTATAGCGTTGGCAAGTTCGTTCTGTGCTTGGACCATTAGGACCTTAAGGTGACCGTGCATGATATCTGCACCGTCCATGCCTGCGTCAACCATACGTTGTAGATATGGGTCAAGCTTTAATTCATCAGACATTTGCATTCTCCTTATGTGTTGGGCAGTTATTGTTTTCTTCGTTACCGAATCCACATGCAGAGCATACCTCATTTTCGCAATCTTCGCAATACTCTAATGTGTCTGTTGAATCACAGTCTCTACACTTGGAATCATATTGACCATGGCTAATAACTACACCACGTAAGATTTCCATTTCCCCACCCCAGCCTGTTTCTTCTTCATATGACAAAGTAAACAAAAGGTCGGGATACTGAGATGATAATGTAATTAATGCTTGTTCTGGAATACCCCATGCAGTATTAAAGTTATAATATACAGAAGCAGTCCATTCATCCTCAGTTTCTTCCATATATGTATCTGAATCTAATGAATCATTAGGTACAGCAACATCCCATTTAACACCCCAGTTACGGATATTCCAGTTATACCATGAATTATCAGTCTTAGATTTTTCTTGCAAGTCCGCCCACCAAGTAGGGTCAGATATATCTTTATCTGAGCGAACAGGTTGTTGCTTATATGCTTCAAGGTCGGTGGGAGCAATGATGTTCCTAAAACTAAAGATAGGATTAGAATACTTAGTCTGCTTAACACCATAAGACAAATCACCTGTGGCTTCAATATAATCAACAAACGGTGTATTCATCTGTGCTTTTAGTTTATTTACAGAATCATGTGGACCTTGTGCAGTTAATCCATTATAGACCCAGTTTGGCATTAGAGTACCTCGGCATTAACTAAATCTAGTTGAGCAGAAGAAATAAACCAATCGCCAATCTCGGTATTGAGAGCAATCTGTTCTGCTAATTCTTGACTATCTGCCTCGACCTCGATATTGAGTTCGAGAGTGTAATCGGCATAAACACGATACTTTGTCATTATATGTCCTTTCGTTGGGTATGGCTATATTGTAGCATTAGGCACTGACATTGGTCAACACTTGGTCGGGAGTGTTGGAGATATTATCTTCCTCAAACTCTCTATGATATTGTGCTAGAGTATACACAGTAAAGTTACATCCTTGGTTATATGCCCATTTACAAGCATCTATGAGACTTTCTGTCTCATATAGTGGATATGGTGTTTCGTAATCATTATCTAAATCATTATATATCTCAAATGAATTTATCCCACCAGGTGAGACTGAATAATCTATTTCATATATTCTTAATGTTTCCATGGGAACATCCTATCATATCGTAAACGTTCCCGTCAAGCCATCGTAAAGGTGATTTTCATCACTTCGTAAATGTGTTTAATATCACATGTCCGATATGTCCGATTTTTTTTGAAACAGCTGCATCCCACTTTGTCAAGTGGACACGCTGTGATTATTTAATCAAAATAACCTTCGGCCCATAGGCCCTGGAGAAAGTCATTGGTCCCAGCCAAATTTTCCATAAGTTTTGTTTGACCTTCGGGCACATAGTGCATTGCTAAATATGTAGCATCAATCATTTCATCGAGATCATCTTTGGTATAGCCTAGCATTACGCCACCTCATATTCATGTAAGTAGTTTAATACATTATGGATTATGCAATCACAATCCCCGCCCATGTTATCCATGAAGTCAACGTGTCCAAAGTTGTCCTCATAGATAGTGTTAATTACTCTATCAAACATTTCTGTTGTTGTCATACTAGAACCTCCACGAATTGCTCTAGTGGAAATGTCATCTGTCCAACTGAAACTGTCCTATTTACTAAGTCAATTACTTTCCGTTCATATTCTTCCTCGTGTGTAATCTCTGCACCAATGTAGATTCCATAGCCTGTTGCTGAATCACGCCCGTGCACAGTTAGTTTGTCAATGATGATGCGAACTGCATATGACTCATCGTTGATGCGTGGCATAGCAGCCTTGATTGCTTCTTGCATACGCCAAACAGATTCTTCGCCGTCCCAATGTGCGTAGACATTTATGTTTTGCTCAGGGTTGTCGGTTGTGATAATTGTGTAGTTAGTTCTTGCTCCCATTAAAATATTTGTCCAATCACGAATATTGCGGTTATTACGAATAAGCAGAATAGATAGAAGTTGATTATCATTGGGGTATCCTATCAGAAAGTGGGGGGATAATCAAATCCCCCCAGCCTGTTTAGTTACTTAGAGATAACGAGCGATTGACTTCATTGTCGTGGCATTGACAGTTTCTTCATCTGTCATCTTTAGGATAGACAAGGCATTTGTGATTTCCTCACAGATTTCCTTGTATGTATGTTGGTTCATCTGCTCAAAATCACGCTTTGGTTCAGCAGGGAAATTAGCACCCTGTGTATCAACATCAAAGTCAATGTTAAGAGAGTTATTCCATTGGCGATAGTTAGTGCGGATATTTGTTGCCTTCTTGATATTAGCAATAGCATAATCAGCAAGAGCCTTGCGATACTTCTCATACTGCTTTTGATACTTTGCTTCGTTTGCTTCCTGATTAGCATAATCAGATTTGATTTGTGCCAACTTTGCTTGTAGTGCGTTGATTACCTTCGGTGTTGCTACTTTTACGGAGATTGCTCTAGCCATTTTTGTTTCCTTTTCTTTGTTGGGTTGGTAAGTATAACATAGCGGAGGGTGCTATGTCAATTTTATTTGCGGGGTGTCGGGATTTTTCTATTGGTACGAGCATACTGAACCTCATACTTAGGAACATCACCAGATACAGGCTGAATTGTAGATACATCTAAGACCTTGCCCTGAAAGGCTACACAAAGTTTAGTTAATCTAACTTCATCAGTACAGGTCAGTTCTACTTGGAGGTTATCCAATACGCTGTATTCCACGCCATACTGCATCGCCTTGCCCAGACCATATCCCATCTGGGCATTGTTGGGTACTTGTAGTTTAACTATCATTATTAAGCCTCTCTTACATCTTCGACAGAATAATCAGACACATCAAAGTCCCCGCCCCAAGAAGAAACTTGGAGATTATCATTGGCGATTGACTCGATATCATAGTCCTCGGTTAATGGAACTGTGATAGTAGCAGAGAAAGACATTGTGCCGATAATTTCGATTTCCTTAGTTAGTTGGATATTAAAAATATCAGCAACTTCTCGAATTACCTCTAAGGTATCCTCGTCAGCATCTTGGGCATATGTAACCAAAACATTTTCTAACTTAAATACTTTGTTATTCATTTCGATATTGCGTTCATTATTTTTGCGGGAGTTTTCTAGTAGCCACTCAATATCAGTAACCTTTTCGGTCTTGTATTCAGTTTCACCATTGGTGATTTTCTTGTAAGTAACTAATAGGTGTGGGTCATAAATCTCTGCGATTGTTGTTTCCATAGTTTGTTCTTCTTTCTTTTGGGTTATAGGAGTAATTGTAGCATCTACCACTGACATTAGAGTCATCTGTATACAGCACTTAGGACACATTTCAGCGTGAGGAAATCCATCAGATTGTAGAGTCATTTCGACATTGCCATCACATTGGGTACAGATATAATCCCATTTAGTCCAGTTCATCAGTTCACCTTTCATTAAGACACTATTGTATCATTAGCCACTGACATTTTCCAGGCGACACGCCGTAAGATCGTAACTGTGTTTAAGCTCACATTAGTTATACACAACCTGTGGATAAGTCTTTGAAAATTTTTGCAGCTTTGTCAACTCGACACGCCGTGATCAAGAAAAAAAAGAGAGGGGGCTTTCGCCCCCTGCAATTTTTATTTCGCTAGAGCAAGAACCTGCTTAACGATTTTATTTTTTTCTGCTGTAACTACGGCATCGAATCCGCTTGCACCTGCCATGAGTGAATCTCCACCCTTGCGAGCGGTGCGGTGATAATCAAGGCGTTCGGTGAGAGTATTAACAACACCCCACGCTGTATTCTTGATATTCGCATTGTGTGGCGCATTGTATAGGTCACCGATAGTGATAATTTTATTCTCCCACTTTTTTACTGCGCCCTTTACATCGGCTTCAGGCTTAGGGTACATCTTGTTAATGATTTCGTTAAACTTAGAATTATTAACTTCAACAGCGAACAATTCTTGTGCTTGCTTCTCGAATTCATCAGCGTATGCGAATGTTAATCCTAGAGCCTCACGAGCAGCAGCAATTTTTCCATCTACTGTCTGAGTGTGACGAATCTTGAATGATTGCTTAGCCCGCTTCATTGCAAGGTTTAGCGTATTCTGACACATAACACGAACAGGGGTAATTGCAGATTGAACAGCAACAGAACCATCGTGTGATGTCCATACGATTAGATAGAGTTTAGTTTCATCGTTAGCACCATTAGGGTCAAGCACCATAGTGCGGGGAATTGACATTGAACCATAAACGATTCGACCACTCTTGAGAGAGCCAGCAGATTCCCATACGACACCCTCGTTGCCATCATGAATGTTATCGGCGAATGCGAATAAATCTTCATTCTGTACTGTCTTATAACGAGCACCGACAACAGATAGAACATCTTTCTGTCCTGCTACATTTGGGTTATCACGAGTAACGAGAAAATTCTCGCTAACAGTTGTATAGTTATCTGCAAGTAAATCGCTAACAGATTCTAGTTGAACATTCCAATTAGAGAGTTTAGCACCATCAAGCATTTGCTTAGTGGTAACAGCCTCATCTTGTGAGAATACTTTATTAGCAAAAGAATGCCATGCAGGATTGGTGCGAAGATTGACAGCGAGTGATGCAGAACCTTCTGCAATTTCACCAGCGTGTGCTGTATTGCCGACGGGGGATTGCTTGATTGCTTGATTCATGATTGAACCTCTTTCTTGTTTGATTAGTTTAATTATAACAGAACCCACTGACACTTGTCCATTCTTAATGCCAGACTATAGATACATTTGTCCGTAATGTCCGATTTCATAAATGTGATTAATCTCACATTGTTTGTCCACAGCCTGTGGATAACTCTTTAAAAATTTTTCGGGGTTTGTCAAGTGCGACACGTTAAAATAAATCTATAATAAACCCGATGAAATAAGCGATGGCAAACACTCCTCCATAAACAAACATGTAAGCCATCACTATATCCATTGCGTCCCCCATTTATAAATTTAATTTAATACGGACCAATAAGCTAATCCAAGCTCATCAGAACAATACCGTGCAACGTCACTGTGTGCAGTTTCATTGTAGAAGTATTTTGTGCGCTGTCCCTTTACTTGAACCTTGAAGAAGATATCGTCGTTAGCATCTTGATATATTTTGCATGCATCATCGGCGAAGACTGAGTGCCATGATGCAGATCCTACAGGTGGGTGTTTAGCCACTATGCCACCACTTTAAGGATGGCATAGGTACCGTTAGCATTCAATTCATCAATACGTGGTTGAAGTGTAGGGGCCACCAATTCTTTTAGCATGCCTTCAAGCAATTGGACCTGCTCTTCATGAGACAATCCAAGCAGGCGTTGGCCTACGGGATGAGTCTCGTCAACTTCGGTGATAAACTTTAGGTTGTGTTCAATTGATACTGTCATTTTAATTTCCTTTTCTTTGTTGGGTTAGATTATTATAGCAGTGGGCACTGACATTACTTTTCGACTACTCTGCGACCTTCACGGTAAAATACTTTTGTGTAGCACTTGCCAGTTGGCGTGTACATATTTACAGTTGAGTATTCATTTGCCAAACCCCAATCAACAAACTTCGCAAACTCTTTGTGTGCTTGTAGTTCATCTGAGTATTGTGCGACGAATACGGGGACGGGACTTTCATCATAGGTACAGGTTATCTTGTAATTCATTAGTTGCTCCAATCAAGCGTTAAGCACTTACATTTTGTTATAGTTATTGTATCACCTTGCACTGACATTGTGGCAAGGGTATCACATTCATCACATATGAAAATTTTATCAGACATAGTAAGCCATTTCTGTTAGAATATGAGCATAGCCATCTTTATCGGATTTGAGAGATAACTCGCAAGGTTCACATTTCCATTCATACCGAATAGACTTTGAGGCAATAGCCCAATGTGTCATTTTTTCTGAGCATACGGGACAGTAGGCAGAAATCTCCTGCCCTAGCCCACCAATTTTAATAGTCATAGTAATTCACTATCCAATCCGACATATACAGTTGTCCAGAAATCAGGCTTAGGAAATCCTTCGCCGTTCCAGTGTGGGCGAACCTTACACGCATAAGCGAGGTAACCCTCTGGTGTTGAGTGGTGCATATCCTTGCGGAAATCTGCGTATTGGATAAGTCCATTTCCTTTTGAGGACTTTACATATTTGCCTTCTAAGGCTTCTGAGATTAGCATTATTTGCTACCTTCTTTCTTTGTTGAGTTAATTATAGCATTGACCACTGACATCGTGGACTCTTTGCGTGTGGCTTCTATATAAGCCTTGTATTCTTCTAGGTTCATTATCTGACCTCCTCTAGTGTTAGGCATAGTGGGTTGCACTCGCAATAATCAAAATCAAAATCACCATCAGGGCTAACCCAGCCAGTAATTCCTTGACCATAGCAGTTATCGCAGGACTTGAAGATACACTCCCAGCAAGTGGAATCGGAAGTGTAGGGAGCGTCATATACTGAAATATCAGATAAACGCTTATTGCAATCTTTGCAATATGTGGCAATAGTAGACATTTAATGCCCCTTTCTTTTCTTGATAGTTGGAAGTATACCAGACCCCACTGACATTATCAACTCGACACGCCGTAATGCTCATATTTTGAGACGCTTAAAGGTATGATTAAAATCACATTTGCTTGTGGATAAACCTGTGGATAACTCTTTGAAAAATTAGTTGATTATTCAACTAATTTATTTTTATGTTTTTGTTTTCGATCATAGCGTTTTTTATTTCGCATAGGCGTAGCAGCATTACTACGCCTAAGCTCTTGAATTCGTTTTACCTTTTGCATCAGTTTAGATTCTTGAAACATTCTTCCCAAAACCTGTCTGAGTCGAATCGCTCGTTATCTGCTGCAAACATTTCGATGAAATCATTTACTAAATCTTCTAGCACTTGTGTTTTAATTTCTGAGCCATACGAGTTAATAATTTCTGCTGTTGCAACATAATCTTTTCGTGTCATCATTTAAGTTCTTTGTCCTTTTCGTGTATGTAATAGTGTGAGCAGTTTAGCGACTTGCTCAGGTCGTTTAGGTTATAGCCTAAAGTTACTTAGCGGAGAAAGTCGTCCAGCGGTCTTTGCCTTCTACTTCCAACTTAACACGGGTACGCTTTGCGGTAACGGGAACAATTTCCTTGATAGTACCTGTAACCTTGCTACGCTGTGTAGTGAATAGGTCGCCGATTTGGTAAGTTACGCCTGTTGTTTCGTCTGTCATTATTTTTTATCCTTTTTCTTTGTTGTTTGATTTACTTACAGTAGTCTACCATAGACCACTGACATTGTTAGGGCTGTGTTTGAGTACGGCAGCCAATGTACGCACACTTTAGGTGTGTTGAGCGGTGATAAGTGTATCCGTAGTGATAAGATTTTGCGAGGCTAATTGTGTGATGAACACGGGGAGCGTGATAAACACGAGCATTAGCAACGGCGGGAATTAGTGTAAGCAATAAGCCTAGTACAATTATCTTAGTTTTCATCTTGCCCCCAAGTCATTACGTCTTTTGCCATAGCATACATTAGCATACATAGGGGCGGGAAGGCAAGTAGCATTAAGCCACGAACGATATATGTGAGAATAATCATATTAGATACACTCCACACAATAACACTTAGGAGCATTTCCACCTAAGAAGATTTTGATAGCCAGCATACGCTGACGAGTATCTAATCCATAAGTAGACTTTAATCCTCCGTTATTAAAATCGTGAACCATACGATTTTCGAGGATAGCAGAGATACCAAGTACCTTGCCGAGATTTACGTTTTCTAGTGTAGTCATTTTGACCACCTTTCTTTATTGTTTAATACGAGTATTCTAGCAGATAATTGCTAGAAAATCAAGGCGACACGCCGTGTGTTGCCAATCTTTTTTTTCCTTATTTAATTTTCGATACTGGAAGTATAACACATAAAATCGCTACTGTCGAGTATACTGGGCAGTAGTATCAATATGTGGAGCGTGGCATATGTGAACTACACCACAGTACAATTCGGACATATCGGACATCTTTAAAAAAATTGCGAGCGTGTCAAGATCAACACGCAAGCTTTTTATTTTATTCGCTGAAACACGCATCCCAGAATCGGTCACGGTCAAAGTTAGGATTATCTTTTATTAGCATAGTAATAAACGGACTAACTAACGACACATCAACCTCATCAACGAATGATGGTCGGGATTCGGAATTATATTCCTTTAGGTAATCATTTAATACTTTAGCGATAGACACATAGTCTTTACGAGTCATCATTTATAGCACCTCATCTACATCAAAATTATCAACGGGAACGAATACATCATCTGTATCGTGTTCTGCTAGTTCATCTAGCATAGACTGATAACCATCAGCCAACTCAGACCAGCGGTCTGTCTTTACATTATCGAAAGAGTAGGACATATTACTTGCCACCCTTCATCATTAGAGAGACATAACGCTTAGCGATAATAACCGCTTGAGGATTAAGTGTACCCCAACGAGTACCATTATCCACGCTAGGATACTTAGCGTTGATACGCACAGCAATATCAACAGGCAAGACATAACGAGGGCGGGGAGCATAACCGCCAGCCTCTAACCCAAAGTCCTTAGCAATATCACTACGGATTTCATTATAGTATTCATTTAGTGTAGTCATTTGATGACCACCTTTCTTTTTATCTGCTAATCACCTTGATTAACTTGATACGAGTATCCTATCAGACACCACTGACATTATCAACTCAGAAATGCGTACAATTCGGACATTTTATCAACTATTTTTGTGATGCTGGTCACATTGAGGGGTACATATCGGACATTTCGGGCGGACTATTATTTTTCCATTCGCTTTCAGCAGAGTGTATCATACAAAATAAATGGGCATTAACATTTTGATCAAATTTGAAACTGTGAATTTCCTGAGAACGGGTAAGGTGATATAATTACATTATGAGAAGCTGTGATAAATGTTGGCGGGAATATCAAGAGACTATCTCTACAGATATTAGTGTATATCATTATTGTGGATTCCATGCAAAACAATTAAAGGAATCTCTAGATCCTAGTTTATATTACTAGCGAGTAACTTATTTCTTCCAAAATCTAATTTTAGACCAAAGATGTTCAAAGAATGCTTCAATAGCAGATTCCCATTCTGGGCCTTTAGCCTTTGGATTATCATGTCCATATGGCTTCTTATCAAAATAAGGAGAGTGCATATTTTTTCTATTGTATCTTGGGCTCATGATAATATAATTATATCATTATTTATTCGAAGTCGTGAATTAGATCTTTATCAGGGTTTGCTTCATCTTCAAATTTAAAAGATGGGGCGGGAGCTAGAACAATACCTTGTTCATGCATTTTTAATAGCTTATTAGCGTCAGCACCTAGCTTGTCTGCAATAATCATCAACATATCATAATTTCGTTGTTCCTGGATAAATATAGCTCCTAATAGATCTCTTATATTCTCATTTAGATCTATTTCTGGTGTTATATCCTTTAGCTCACTCATTTGTTCCCCCTAGTATAAACTCTGTTATGTAATCCCATTTATTATTCTCCATCCCCGCCGAATTATTTATTTCTAAATGTCCGTCTGGCGTATTTTCGAGATAAATCCATGGGATATTTCGATCTAACTCGACTTTGCCAACATATGTATGCGTATTTCCCTCTTTTATGTGAATTAAAATGGCAAAATCTTCTTCATCCTCCCCGAGCGGCTCAATGTAGGCCCTTTCAGTGATTATTTTCGCCATTTGCGTTTGTTTCTGATAATAATGGGTAATCTTCATCCATCATGTTGTTAAATTTCTCATCTCCGAGCCAAAAAATGTTGTCCAGTACACGCCATGAGAAGTTTTCTCCTCTTGCCATGTAGTATTGAATAGCCCAAGATAGAACTTCTGAGTCTAATTTGCGTCCCGCTTCAATAATTTTTGTATATATCTGCCCTTTTACGGTACGTGTCGAAAAAATAGCTCCAGAGTTGCTAGGCTTGAATGACTCTGGCATGTCTGGATTGGTTAGCCAATCGCATTTGAAGACCTTACAAGGGATTGTAGGGCGGTTTTCGTATGCTCCACAGCCTTCCCCTAACTTTAAAAAGCCACATGGGTGTAATTTGCCATCTTCCTCTTGTCCGATCCATGACTCACGTCCATCAGATAGCTTAATATCTCCTCTTAAATGCCCTTCACAGCACTTTGTACAGTCTCCGCATGACCTACCATTAACAACAGGCAATAAATCCATTTTCCTACTTTCGACTCAATCGCAAAGCAAGATCCTTCGGACGGACTAAAGCGTGTTTCTTGTTTGATAGCTTAATATTAACATGAGAATATGACCAAGCAACTAATTGAGAGCAGATTACTCTCTTTTCACGAATTGCCATCCAGTTAGCAGGTAAAAATGGAATTCCAAATGTTAAACACTTAATTCCCAATGCAATGATTGACCAAATGCCATATCCATCATTTAAAAATCCTTTTGCGAATCTCACTAATTCTTCCCGCTCTGCCTGAGTCAAAGAAGATTCATTACTCCAAATAATTTTATGATTATCATACTTGCTTAATGGAGAAATTGATACTCCTGACGGACGAGCCTCAATGATCTGCCCATCTCCGATGTAAATTCCAGCATGATTCCAAATTGACCAATTGCCGAGCTGTATAGCACGTGCTGCTGGACCCGTAGTATGTACTACAAAATAATCGCCTACGCTAGGCATTCTGTATCTCCTTCAAGATGTTTTCGTAAAGCTGCAAGCCAGCTTTTTGCTCGTAGCTACATGCTGTACAGTATAGCACGATATCATCGTTCACAAGCTTGTGCACAAGCCAATAGACAACATCTCCAAAGCTATAGTCATTCTTATGATTAGGACAGGCGAGAGGTTTTACCCTGCCCGCCTGCGCTAAGTTATAATACTGAGAGAAAACTTGAATCTTCATCAGTATGCTATGTTCGCCTTCTGAAATACAGATGAGACGTACTGGAACACCGTAGGATTTCCTGCAAGTGGTTTAGACCACGATGCAATATTTCCTGCTCTTGCTGGGGATAGATGTGCTGCAACAGCTTTAGGCCAGCTATGATAAATAGCGTATGATGATTTTAATTCACCAATCATTTTCATATCTTGGACCCATTCTGGTGCTTGGCATGCACTCTTGTAACCCATAAAGTTGTTCCATGTTTCAGACATGTATTGGAAAGCTCCACATGCACTGCTGGAATAAGATTGGCGGGTGTACGCACCCACTCCTCCTGTTTCCTGTGACAAGATGGCGTTGGCCAATCTTGAAATTATTACCCTATTGTCTACTCTTTGTTTTAGATTTAGCTTTGTGCTATATGAGGGCATTGTAAAAGTTGAATTTGTTGCTAGGTCTACAACTTTGTAAACTACGCTATTCGTCTTTTTACTGATATCAATATTTATCATGTCCTTGATGGTTACCAAGTTCATGTATTTATTAATATACAATACATCGCTGCTGTACGATATAGTTGGTGCTGTTAGCGCATGAGCTGATTCTGGATTTAATCCAAACATCAATGTTAAAATGCTTGTGCAAATTAACACCCATACCGTTCTTATTCTTGCTGTGTTCATATTATTCATATGTACCTCCTGGGAATAAAGAGTAGACTTAAATAGTACCACGTATCAAAAATCATGTCAAAATCCCCGCATACAAGACAGTTGATAAATTTTGTGATACAATCAGAAAGGTTTGTGGGGGCTTTTCACTGAAACTCATAATGACAGAGATGGTAGCTGTTTTTATTAGGTTTTGCTCTCCTTACAACCTGTAAAAATTAATTTTTTTATGGGGGGTAGGGGGGCTTTGCCTAAAATCTTTAATTTCTAGAGATAGTCATTAAAAATTAATTAAATATATAATATATAGTATAATTGGATATAATGAAAATTTCTTTTACTGGTGACGCAATGCGTTACATGTCTAAAAATGCAGGATATGGTCAAGCATCTGAAATGATCTATAAATCATTTAAGAAACTTGGTATAGATTGTGGTTTTGAGATTGATAATCCAGATATTGAGATTTCTTTTGCTGATCCATGGAGTCACGAATTTAAAAATCAAAATGCTTATAAAATAGCATACTCTGCTTGGGAATCTACTGACTTAACAAAAGAGCAAATTAAAAATTTTGAGCAAGCTGATGAAATCTGGGGAACTTCCCCTTGGGTCAAAAATGTATTTGAGCATCATTTCCCTGAAAAACCAGTTTTTTACTACAAGCATGGGGTAGATGAAAGATTTAAACCAGTAAAAAGAAAAGAAGCACATGACCCATTTACATTTTTTCATATCGGTGAACCTTTTGCTAGAAAAGATGCCCAGCTATTGACAGAATGTTTTATAGAGCTATTTGGTAATGATCCAAAGTATAGGCTAATCATGAAGGCATCTAGAATGAACAATGTTAAGGTTAAAGATAAATGGGGATATTGGTCTTCCCCGTCCGCCCTTTACGACAACATAATTTGTATTGATGTATTTTTAACAAATGAACAAATGCTAGACCTATATAAGTTAAGCGATGTTTTTGTTTACCCGTCTTGGGGAGAGGGATTTGGATTTCAACCATTGGAAGCATTAGCAACTGGCATGCCAGTAATTAGCACCTACGACTGGGCGGATTATAAAAAATATATTCCACTAAAAGTTGAATCAGATCTTTCTACTAACCCCTGGCAAAAGATACATCCTGGATTTATGTACAAGCCAAATAAAGAAAGCTTAAAGCAAAAGATGTTAGAGTCAGTTAGTGATTATGAATCTTTATGCAAAGATGTGTTTAAACAATCATTTATAATTCATGAAGAGTATGATTGGTTAAAGGTAACTGAGCCAGTTATTCAAAGGCTCAAAGAAATATACAAAAAACTTTAAATATTGATTTTAAAAATGCTCTTGTGGTACACTTAAACCTCAATCAAAAAACTAGGAGAAGTAATGTCTAATACTATTGAAAACCCATATGAAAATTTTATTGCACTGTCTCGTTATGCGAGATGGCTTGAAAGCGATAACCGTCGTGAAACATGGGGTGAAACAGTAAACCGTTACTTTAACTTTATGGTTAATCAACTTGAAAAAAATCATGGCTACAAGCCAGATCCAAAGCTTGTTGCAGAATTACGTGATGCGGTATTTAATCGTAACGTAATGCCTTCAATGCGTTCTGTCATGACTGCAGGCGTAGCATTAGAGAGAGAAAATGTTTCTGGATATAACTGTGCATTTATGCCAGTAGACAATGCTCGTTCATTTGATGAAGCAATGTATATTCTTATGTGTGGTACTGGTGTTGGATTCTCCGTTGAATATAAGTACATCAATAAACTTCCCGCCCTTCCAGAAACTCTTGAGAAGTCCTCTACAGTCGTTATTGTTGGAGACTCTAAGGAAGGTTGGGCAAAAGCTTATCGTGAGCTCCTAGGCCTATTGTGGGCTGGACAGATTCCTCAGATTGACGTAAGCAAGGTTCGTCCTTCAGGTGCACGTCTTAAAACAATGGGCGGAAGATCATCTGGTCCTCAGCCATTAATTAATCTTTTTGACTTTACTATTCAGGTATTTAAGGGAGCACTGGGCCGTAGCCTTAAGCCAATTGAGTGCCATGATATTATGTGTAAAATTGGTGAAGTAGTTGTTGTTGGTGGCGTTCGTCGTTCTGCAATGATTTCTCTTTCCAATATTAATGATATTGAAATGGCGCAAGCAAAAGCAGGAAACTGGTGGGAGTCAAATTCTCAACGTGCTTTATCTAATAACTCTGTTGCTTATTCTCGCAAGCCAGATATGGCACAATTTATTTCAGAATGGAAATCACTATATGATTCGAAGTCGGGCGAAAGAGGTATCTACAATGTGGCAGCAGCCCAAGCCCAAGCAGCAAAATTTGGAAGACGTAGTGCAGATATTCACTACGGAACTAACCCTTGCTCAGAAATTATCTTACGTCCTTATCAGTTTTGTAACCTTTCAGAAGTCGTACTTCGTGAAAAGGATACAGTGGAAGATGTTACAAATAAAGTCCGTCTTGCATCCATTCTAGGAACATGGCAATCAACTCTTACAGACTTTAAGTATATTCGTAAGATTTGGAAAGATAACACTGAAGAAGAGCGTTTACTTGGAGTTTCACTTACTGGACAATTTGGCCATAAGTTCTTTTCTGGACAAGAAGGTCTAGATAAGCTTGGGGATATCCTTGCTAATCTTCGTCAATGGGCAGTAGACGTTAATATTGTAGAGGCAGAGAAAATTGGGATTCCCGCCTCAGCAGCAGTAACTTGCGTTAAGCCTTCGGGCACAGTGTCCCAATTGGTCGGGGTGTCTTCAGGAATGCATGCATGGCATTCAGATTACTATATTCGTACAGTTCGTGGGGATAAGAAAGATCCTATTACTCAATTCCTTAAGGATTCAGGTATTCCTGCAGAAGATGATGTAATGAAGCCACAAAATACAACTGTATTTTCATTTCCAGTAAAAGCACCAAAGCACGCTATTACAAGAGATAAACTTACTGCTATTCAGCAACTAGAAGTTTGGCTAACATATCAACGTCATTGGTGTGAGCATAAGCCGTCAATCACCGTTTCTGTTAAAGAAGATGAATGGATGGAAGTTGGAGCATGGGTTTATAAGCATTTTGATGAAGTGTCAGGAATTTCATTCCTTCCATACTCAGAACACACATATGTTCAAGCTCCTTATCAAGAGGTAACAAAAGATCAATATGAAGAGATGACAGCAAAGATGCCAAAAACAATTAATTGGTCTGCTTTGTCTCTTTATGAGCTTGAAGATACCACAACTGGAAGCCAAGCATTAGCTTGCGTTTCTGGAGAATGTGAAATTGTAGATATTGGTAAAAACTGATATAATTTAAATTAATAACCCTTGTTTCTACGGCGAATACGTGGCAAGGGTTATTTTATTTAGCTGCTTCTGAAATAATAAGTTCGTATATCTTTGCAACATATTTCTTTTTTAATTTATCAAATGGATGTGGGCCTGGTTGGTCTGTTTTATCTTCAGTCATCTCATCTTGACCAAAACCCATAGCTTCAAAAATTTGTTCTTGGCTAATAGGCTTTTTTAAACCATGCTCATCAGAATATTTTCTTAAAGATTCTATAAATGTATTGTTTTGCTCAAGTCTTTGCTCAAAAGTATACTCAGGATGCAGGCCTGGAAATTTCATAAATAAAGGTATAAATTGAGGGTGCGGTTCAATAAATCTGACTTCTGATCCAGCAAAATATTTTACAAAACGATCAACATATTGTTTTACAACAAAATCTGCATCATTATGACCAGGTAGCATTTGCCTAATATCAACGTATCCAAGCCAAGGAAGTATTAGGTCTTGATCTTTAATGTCTTTAAAATACATTTTAGTTTCAAAATTTGCTAAAATGTGAAGTGGTATATCTTCAGTGCCTGCGCTTTGATGATTTTCTTTTGCCCAAACAAATGGATCTGTTTGCCAAGCATTAGTTCCACCTTTTCCCCAAGATTGAAATATTACGGGGCAGGATTCTGGGTTGTGATGCTCTAAAACTCTTGCTGAATGACAATCTCCAATTAATGTTACTTTTTTCATTTATTTAATGCCTCTCGTATAAACATATTATACAGCTTTTTCATGTTCAATTCAGAAAAGGTATCAATTGGTGGTATACCAGGGTATATTTTAGCCTTATCTTCTAACATCTCGTTTTGAGAAAAGTTTAAGGTTTTAAAAATCATTTCTTGAGAAATAATATTTTTTATATTATAAGAGCTTAGCTTCTTATTTAAATAAAAGATAAAATCATCGTTACTCTTTTTTCTATCTTGCCAGCTCCATTCTTCATGACCTTCTTCTTTTATTCCTATATATGGAATAAATTGTGGAAAGGGCTCAATAAATATTAAATTTGCATTTTGAAAGTAGTTCAAAGATGACTCAATATATCTATCTACGCATTCTTCTGCATTTTGATATTTAGGTAGGGCTACTTTAATATCTACATATCCAAGCCAAAGTAATATTGTTCCCTCGTCTTCAATGCTTGAAAATGAAATTTTAAGGTTTTCTTTTGTTTCTTCCTCTATTTCTGAGTTTATTAAGCCAAGATAGGGGGGCAATGTTTCAAATTTTGAGCTAAACTTATTTTTTTTATATTTTTCTAAAGGGTCAAAAGACCAAGCTTTTTGCCCCGCTTTTCCCCAAGCTTTAAAGTTTACGTTTTGGCTAGGATCCCAATGCTCGTATATCCTTGTGGAATGGCAATCGCCTATTAGTGTAATTTTTTCCATATAATAAAGTATATCAGCTACTTTCTATGATTTGGAACCTATAACTGTTATAATTTACATATAAATCTGGGGTGACAAATGGCATATACAAATTTTCAAATTATTCAAGGGGACACCTGGCCTCTTACTATTACCTATACAGATGCAGAAAATAACCCGATTGATATTTCTAATTATCAGGTTATTGCTGAAGTAAGAGACAAGCCTGGTGGAAAAATTGTTTGCGGAACAATTACAACAGAAGCGGGACAAATTGTTTCTGATTTAAGTGATCCTACAGGAGCAACCATCATAGCTACTTTCCCAGGTTCAATGACAAGTAAGTTTATACTTCCAAAAGCTTATTATCAAATTAAAATTATTGATACTGCAGATACTTTATTAAATGGGTGGGTAGAGCTAGAGGCTACCAATATATAATGGCTAAACCATACTATCAAACAACTAAAGTTGTAAAAGTAAAAACTCCCGACAAAGTTACTGTCAATGGACAATTTAATAATTCAAAAGTAGTAAATGTTGAATCTCCAACAAAAGTAATTGTTAGAGCTCCAGGAGTTGCAGGTCCAGCAGGTCCACAAGGATCAATGCTAAGGTCTGGTCCAGGGCTTCCATCCAATTTGATAGGAAATGTTGGTGATATGTGGCTAAATACAAACAGCTCAATTATTTATGGCCCAAAGTTAATTACTGGTTGGCCCACTACACCATTATTTGAAGGTTTCAACAAAGATCTCTTAGGTCAAGTTTACGAAATACCATCCCCAGCATCAGTTTGGGAAATACAACATAATCTTGGATATAATCCCAATGCTACATGCATTGATACTGCAGGAACTGTAGTAGAAGGAGATACATCCTACCCCAATGAAAATCTAATGGTAATACAATTCATAGGGGAAGTATCAGGAAAGGCATATCTTTCTTGATACAAAAAAACGAAAGGGTAGGTAAATAAACATGTCTAGATTATTTCTAACAAATATTGACCTGAATACAAACGAGCTACAAAATGCCGTAATTCAAAACCTTTCCTCTGCCCCAGCCAGTGGCAATACGGAAGGTCGAATTTACTACGACAGCACAAGAAAAACACTACGTGTTTGGCGTAATGACTCCTTACAAGGAGCAAAATGGTATGACCTTTCTGTAGGAGGAGCATCAGCTTCAACCGTAACACTCACAGGAGATGTAACGGGAAGCGCAAGCGTTGATCCAGCCACAGGAATAATTACCTTAGCTACAACATTAAACATTTCTGGAACAGAAAATCAAATTACTGTTCAAGACATAAATAATGTAACAACAATTTCTTTACCTTCATTAGTTGTAATTAACAACGGTGAAGTTCAAGTACAAAAAACTTCATATTGGCGTGATGGCTCCCAACAAGGTGTTATAGCAGCACAATCTGATGGTTCTTTAAGATTAACTGGCCTAGGCAATGGAATTCAAATTGAAACCAATGCTGGACCTATATCATTATCTTCAGCAGGTGGACAAGATATTAATCTTTCATCTGGAAGTAATGTAAATGTACAAGCTGGAATAATCCAGTTAACATCTGATAATGTTAATATCGGTGGCGGTGGAACCAATGGTGTTCTTACTGTTCAGGATTCTAATGGTGCAGATGTATTGGTAGTAAATTCAGGTGCCCCAGCATCTGGATTGTCTTACCATGGTTACAACTCTTATACAAGTACAAAAACTATTGATATCAATGGTTTTATACAGTTAAGTTCAGAAGGCAATGAGCCAACAGGTTATTTGTTTGTAAATGCTGAAGGCGCATCTCAATCAGTACCAGCATTACACTTAGAATCACATGGAGACCTTGCTCTTCGTGCGGGAGCAAATGATGGAGAAGGAAATATCATCCTTTATACAGGTGGTACTTCTGGAAGAACTGGTAATGTATTTATTGGTTATAATGGTCAAAATTCAGCGGGTGCAAATAACCAAGTTGCAACGTTAGGTGAGACTGAAACATTTAGCAATAAAACTCTTGTTTCTCCAACATTAAATGGCCCAGTAGGAATTACTGACGGTTCAGGAAGCCTAGTTGGAAACCTGAACGGAGATTCTGGAACACTTCAGATCAATGGTACTTCTGGTGCTATTGCAATTACTGCAGACACAGATCTTTCAGTAACTGCAGGTACTTCTACATTTAGTGGTAATGTAAATATTAATGGTGATCTCAATGTACAAGGTACATTGACTGCTATTAATAAAACTGAAATTGATATTTCAGACAATACCCTTGTACTTAATTCAAACGTAACGACTGGAACTCCATCTCAAGATGCAGCTATTCAGGTAAAGCGTGGAAGTGCAAATACTGTAGGAATTGTTTGGTCAGAAGGAAACCAAGACTGGACACTGACAAATGATGGTAATAATTATTTTGGTATCGCTAGAAAAGCAGTTTTTGCTATCGGTGATGCTTCAAATACATCATTTGATGTCGTTCATAATTTAGGTACACAAGACATTACAGTTGCTGTTCGAATGAACAATTCTGACTATGAACTTGTTGAAACCGATGTTAAGATGAAAGACGCAAATACTGTTACAATTGCATTTACAGATGCCCCAGCACTAAATGCATATAAAGTTATTATCGTAGGATAATAAGAAAAATCGGAGGAGGATCAGATGTCAAGAAAAATGCTAACCCCATTAAATCTCTTAACGAGAGCATCTGATCCATCTTCTGGAACAGAAGGAGATACATATTTTAATACTCAAGATAGCAGCATTAGAGTTTATAATGGTGCAGTATGGGTAACAATTATGAAATCTACCGATACAATTCCTTTTTACGAACATACTCATACTTATGATGGTGATGTGCATACAATTGAAGTTAACAATATAATTGTTCCTACTAAAAATATTAATAATCAAAGTTTAACTTTTGAAACATTACCTGATATAATTGGATTTGACGGCGGTGGTCCCAATGCAATATTCACAACACCATCAAACTCAAATCTCAGTTTATTGGATGGTGGCACAGTAAGTGGCAACTAATTTCCCAGAAAGTATAGATGTAATAGTAAATCCAAACGCATCAAATCCTTTATCATCCCCTTCACACTCAGATCAACATGTTATTGCAAATACTGCAATTGAAGCACTTGAGGCAAAAGTTGGTGTTGATAATTCAACAGACCCAAATTCCCTAGATTACAAAGTATCTCAGCTGGAAGCAGCTGGCGGTACTACAACAGTAGAAGTTTTAGGACTTCAGGGTAATAATGATTTAGAGGTTTATGGAATAGAAAATCCAACAGTGGTAGATACTTTGGATACAAGTGTTTGGCAATCTGCTGAATACAAGATACAGATAACAAAGGGTAATGATGTTTATTCATCAGATATAAACGTATTATTTACCCCATCTGGAGCAAATGTTTCAGAATTTAATATTATAACTTCAAGTGACGGTTTTAATAATCCCGCCAACTTTGATTTTGTATATAATGGAAGTATAATTGATTTAGTAATCACACCAGTTTCAGGTTCTGTATCAGTAAGATTTTACAGAACAGCGTTAAAAAAATAAATTAAAACAAGGAGCACAACCCAACAATGGCAACAGTAGATAAAAACTTTAGAATTAAAAATGGATTAGTCGTTGAAGGTACCACAGGTACAATCAATGGACATAATATCCTCACAGAATCAGCAGGCGATTCATATATCCTTAATCTTGTTGGCGGAGCTACACTTGTTAAATCCGTTGATACATTAGTATTTAACGTTGATGCCCACGGTAAGCTTACAGTCAATGCTAATACTTTTGATGCATATGGTGCAGCTTCACAAGCATTATCAGATGCTAATTCATATACAGATTCTGCTATATCAACAGAGGTTTCAAATAGAAACTCTGCAATTTCTTCTGCAATTAGCACTGAGGTATCAGATCGTAACTCAGCTATAGCAACAGCATTATCAACAGCAGAGTCATACACAGATTCAGCTCTTTCAACTTCAGAGTCTTATGCAGATTCAGCAGTTTCAACAGAAGCTTCAAATCGTCAAACAGCAATTAATTCAGCACTTACAGTAGCAGAAACTTATGCAGATACAGTATCAGGAAATGCTCTTAATAGTGCAAATTCTTATACAGATTCAGCAATCAGCACAGAAGTTTCAAACCGTAACTCTGCAATTGCTGCTTCTCTCTCAACCGCAGAAGGATACGCAGATACTGCAGCCACAAATGCACAAAATGCAGCTGAAGGCTATACAGATTCTGCAATTTCATCTGAAGTTTCCCGTGCAAATGGAGCATATGATGCAGCAGGATCTGCAGCAAATGCACAAACCGCAGCAGCTGGCTATACAGATTCTGCAGTTGCTTCAGCTACAACTTTAATCGAAGGATACGCAGATACAGCAGCTTCAACAGCTCAATCAAATGCTGAGTCTTATGCAGACACTGTTTCTGGCACAGCTCAGTCAAATGCTGCAGCATATACAGATACAAAAATTGCTGGTCTTGTTTCAACAGCTCCATCAACACTAGATACACTTGCTAAAATTGATGCAGCAATAAACAATGATGCAACATTCTCTGCAACTTTACTTTCAGATATTACAAGTGCAATAACAACATCTGAAGGTTATACAGACACAGCAATTGCTCAAGAAGTTACAAACAGAAATTCTGCAATTTCTTCTCAAGCAACAACAACTCTTTCAGATGCTAATTCATATACAGACTCACAAGTTGCTGCAGGTAATTCAACTGCAACGCCTACTTATGAAGCTCTTAATGTAAATTCAGTTTCATTAATTGCTTCTGCCAAGGTACAAGTACCTACTGCAGGTTCAGCAACTGCTTATTCATGGGATGCAACAGCTTATTCAACAGCCAAGGCTTTGGTTAAGTTTGCAACAGCAACTCATACTCAAGTTACAGAAGTCCTTCTTACACTTGACGCAGCAAATAACATTGCAATCACTCAATTTGGTGAAGTTGGAACAAACGGGGAACTTGGAACAATCACTGCTAACTATGCAGCTGGTGTGGTTTATATCACAGTTACAACAAACCAGTCTTCAACAGATGTTATGACTTACGCAACACTTATTCAGTAATTAAAAGAGTTCGGGGGATCTCTAAAATCCCCCACCACAAATTTTTAGGGGATATGTGAACCAAAAAATGACAACAAATAATAAAGATTTTAAAGTAAAGAATGGACTGGAAGTGGCGGGAAATGCCACATTTGATTCCAACGTCATACTAGGAAATACCCCTATATCATACGACTCTGTAAATAACAGACTTCAAGTTCAGATCAACGGCACCTGGATTCCAGTCGCCTATACTTCAGATATTCCAAATTCCAATAATGAGATAACATTCATGGATATTGGATTGGCAATTGACTATAATGGTCTTCCAACCTATATAGTGCAGGCAAATGGTGTAACGCCATCAGGCAGTTCTAAATTCCTTGACGGGGGTAATCCGTCAACAACATCAGCTGAATGGTTATTTGATTCTGGAGTTATAGTATAATTCTAGTTTTGAAGCATAAACTGATATAATTAAAAAAAAATAAGGGGTAATAATATGTCAACTGTAAGAATTCAACTACGTAGAGGTCAGTCATCAGATTGGTCATCAGTAAACCCAGTACTAGCAGCAGGTGAGGTCGGATTAGAATCCGACACTCTTCAAATTAAAATTGGTGATGGATCAACAAATTGGTCTTCACTTGGCTATGCAACAGTTACCCCAGGAAACCTTACCGATGCTATTAATGCAGCATTAACAGGTACAGTTGATGTAAATTTTGCAACAATTACAGATTTAAACAATGCAATTGCTGAAGAAATTTCAAATAGAGATACAGCAATTTTAAATGAAGTAGCTAATCGTGATGATGCAATTGCAACTGCTAAAGCCCGAGCAATTTCTACATCAGGATCTTATACAGATTCTGTAATTGCAACTGAAATAACTAATCGAAATGCAGCAATTTCAACTGAAACAACTAATCGCAATGCAGCTATTTTAAGTGCTAAATTAGATGCAGAATCATTTGCTACAAACGCAGTAAATAACGAGCAATCTCGTGCAATTTCAGCAGAAGAAACACTTTCTACATCTATCATTAATGAATCAAATCGTGCTCAAGAAATGGAAGCTATTCTTGCCCCATTAAATAATGCTCAATTAACAGGAAATCCTACAGCACCCACACGAGAGCTAGGAAATGTTAGCACTTCTATTGCAACAACTGCTTTTGTTGACACAGCAGTTCAAAATCTTGTTGGAGCAGCACCAGGAACTTTAGATACTCTCAATAAATTAGCTACCGCAATCGGAGATAACTCTAACTACGCAGCAGCAATTTCAGCTGAAATTGCAGGGATTCAATTAAATGGTACCTTGGACAGCCCAACGATACACAATGGTGTTTTAAATACCCCAACTATTGATAATCTTATTGTAACTCAAACAACAACTTTTCCAAATGGTTCAATTAACGGCTCAGCACTTGAAGATGGAACAGTATATGGAGCTCAAATTGCTAACAATGGAATAGTAACAGCAAATTTGTCAAATTCAGCAGTAACAGGACAAAAAATAGCTGTTGGAACAGTAACGGGCAATAATATTGCTGCAGGAACTATAACTGGAAGCAATATTACTGCACATACAATTACAGATGAAAATATCCAGGTTAGCTCTATTACTCATAATTCACTTGCAATCGGTGCGGTAATAACAGATAGTCTTGCCGATTTATCAGTTACTACTGAAAAAATAGCCAATGAAACAATATTAGCTTCAAATATTGCCGATAGAGCTGTTACTGGAAGTAAAATAGCTGCTTCAACAATTACAGACGATTTAATAGCTGGCAAAACAATTACTGGCGATAAAATTGCAGATGGAACAATTGTGGATGGACTTATTGCAAATTCAACATTAACTGGCGATAAACTTGTTGATAAAACAATTACAACCTCAAAAATTGCAGACTCTGCAATTACTGGCGATAAAATTGCAGGTGCTACAGTAACTTCTGGGAATATTATTTCTATTACTTCTTCTCAGGTTTCAGATCTTATGGCAACTCTTTCTTCTTACTCTCTTACTGAGTCTCCAACATTTACAGGCACAGTCATTTTACCTACAAATACAAGCATAGGTATAGCAACATCAACAGAACTTGGCTATGTTCATGGAGTAACCTCAAGCATTCAATCACAAATTAATGCAGGAGGAACTAACCTTCTTGCACATGAAGCATTAACCACAAATGTTCATGGAATTGACGATACCTCAGCTTTAGCTACTAAAGATTATGCAGACAATGCAGTTTCAGTAGAAACACAAGCTAGAATTACCGCCGTATCTGGCGAAGCATCTACTCGTGCAACAGCTGTAACAAATGCAATTACAACTGCAGAAGGATATACAGATTCAGCAATCACAACAGAAGTTACAAATCGTAATAATGCAATAGCAACTGCAAAATCACAAGCTATTTCTACATCTGAAGGTTATGCAGATACAAAGAAATCTGAAGCTATTGCTGCAGCAGAATCATTTGCTACAAATGCAGACTCAGCATTACATACAACTGTCACTGGTGAAATTGCTACTGCTAAATCTCAAGCAATTTCAACTGCAGAAGGCTACACAGATACAGCTATTAGCAATCTGGTAAATGGTGCACCAGCAACACTTGATACACTTAAAGAGCTTGCAACAGCACTTGGAAATGACGCAAATCTTTCTACAACCTTAATTAATGATATTGCTTCTGCTAAAGCAGATGCAGAATCATATACCGATTCTTCAATTGCTACAGAAGTTACAAATCGTAACTCAGCTATTAATACAGCTAAGTCTCAAGCAATCACAACATCAGAGGCTTATACAGATAATTCTATATCTGGTGAGGTTTCTAATAGAAATTCAGCAATTGCAACTTCTCTTTCTACCGCTGAATCTTATGCAGACACAAAGAAAGCAGAAGCTATTTCAACTTCTGAGACATATACAGATACAGCAGTAAGCACAGAAGTTACAAGCCGTAACTCAGCAATTGCAACCGCTAAATCTCAAGCTATAACAACTGCAGAGGGTTATACAGATACTGCAATTAGCACAGAAGTTACAAATCGTAACTCTGCGATATCTTCTCAAGCTTCAACAACATTGTCTACTGCAGAAGGATACACTGATACACACGCTGCAAAGACTACGGGAACTCATGGAGTTACTGGAACTATTGTAGGAACTTCAGATACACAAGCATTAACAAATAAAACAATTTCAGGCTCAAGCAATACTATTACAAATATTGCTAACTCAAGCCTTGTACACCCAAGCATCACACTTGGAGTTACCGCCGTCAACCTCGGAGATACTGTTACAGATGTTTCTGTTTCAACTGTTGAAACTTCTGGAGACATGAGTGTTGGTGGAAACCTTATAATTAGTGGAAATGCTACCATTACTGGCAATGTTGATATTAAAGGAACAACAACAACAG